AATCAAGGGATTTAGAATTAACTCTTGCGATTATTTCTAATTTAAAATTTACTGTTCAGTTTTGGACTGCTTCGACAAGATTGGCGAGTATTATTGGTATTCCTTGGATATTATTTGAGACGCCTGATCAAATTGCTGGCAATGGTCAGGAAGGTAAGCGAATAGCGTTGACGACTGATAGTAATAAGAAAAAATTGATATTGGCTCATTATTTTAATGTGTTGGAAAATCAGGACAGAGCATTAAAAGTTTTAGATGAAGCGATTGATGAAATGTGTCAAAATAATTGGGATGATGTTTTGGGTTTAATTGAAGACGAAGGCATAGTGAACGACATGTTGAAAAAACAAGAAAATTGGAGGCGATTGTGAATTCTGTTGCAGATTTTTTAAAACGGTCGGCAGAACGTAATGGTTTTAACAGAGATCGCTATGAAGAAAAGAGAATTCCAACTGACTTTACGAATGTTTGTATTTTACCTTTTTTTGGCGATTTAAGAAGCCTTACTATTCTTTCATCATATATTTTACATCGATACAGGGAAGAGTATAGAGGCTCAAAATACTTCATAGTTGCTTCATGGCCCGGATTTCAAGGTTTATTTCCATATGCTGATGAGTATTGGTCTTTGACAGATGATTCGATTATGAAAAAGTTTTATGAAAATTCCGAGGGAATGAAAAATAGGTCTGATATAAGTTTGTCTTATACTAGAAACATCAATGAGTTTTTCAGGGATGTTATTGATGTTTCTGAAATGCAAAAATATTACAGGAATGGTTTTACCAATTTCTTTTTTGAAAAATTTAACAATGTAAAGAGATTTTTGCCATTTGTGCCGAGTGCTTCTATTATAGGCAGAGATTTCAATAAGCTTTTGATGACAAAATCTGGTTATAAGGTTTTTATTCATCCATCAATTTATGGTAAATTTTGGCATAATGGGATTAGTGATCAGATTAAAGCCAAGCGTGAATTTTACATTGGTTTAGTTGATTATTTGGTTGAAAATAAAGTAACGCCTGTGTTGTGGCAGAATTTCTTGTCTTTTGATCTTTCTGAGGAATTGGGAGACAAGTGTATTTATTTGCGAGAGCCAGATGTGATAAAGGCTCTTGCTGCCATGCGTGCTACGGGTTGTGTTCTTGATACTTTCAATAGTATTTCTCGTTTGGCTATTTTGGCCAGATGTCCTTATTTGGTTTTGGATGAAAGATCGAGATATGCTGGGACCAAAGAACATGAAATTGATGATTTAGGCGGATCACAATTGCCTAAGCAATATATTTTTTCATTTTCTACTATCATAAACAATGGCGATGCTGGTTTTTGGAATAAGGACACATATTCAACTATTATGAATAAGTTGGACTTATTTTTACCAGAATTAAATCGTGACAATTGGCCTTCTACGGCGGAATCGTACCAGATGACACCGTATGAAGAATATGTGCAGCCGCAGAAGAAAAAGAAGATAGGCACAAGATTCATCAAGGTAATTAAAGATTAAAGGAAAATAGCATGGCTTGTAAGGTTGAACTTCGTGATTTGCCCTTAAATCCTAGTTGGTATGAGAGGGAAATAGCATTTAAGAAAATGTTCACAGCTTTTAAAAAGCAAGTGGCAGAGGCTGGAATTTTACATGATTATAAAGAAAGGGAGTATTATGAAACTCCCGGTCAGTTGCGTCGAAGAAAAAATCGTGAAGCTCAGAATGTTCGTCTCAAGGAAAAACTTCGTGAAAATTTTCCTGAACGAAGAAAGCCCAAAAAGAGTGATAACAAGAAGGCAAAAGCCAAAGGTGAATAATGACAGCTAAGAAGGGTACGATCATGAGCCTGAGTGTTGATCCAGACATTCAGGAGAAAATGAAGTTAGTTGCAAAGAAAAGAAATATTAGTGTTTCTAAATTAATCAGGGATTTGGTTGAAAAGAATTTACCAGAAATTGACGAAGATGTCGATGTTGTTGTATTGAAAATTCCCGTTTCTTACAGGTCTAATCCTGATACACTGAAGCAGTGGCTTGGTTTGAGGATAGATGCTATTATAAAGGCATTGACTAGCTAATGATTAATATTAATGAACCGCTGAAGATTGTTGCTGAAAGTCAGATTCCAAAGGCAGAAAACATGCCTATTGATAATCTCATGAATATTTTTCGTCTTTGCAATAAGATGGAAAAGATTTGTGATGAAAATATTGGGATTGGTCTTTCGGCTGTACAAATCGGCATTCCGTGGAATCTGTTCATTGTAAAAAGGGGCAGATCCTACGAATATTACGTTAATTGCGAATACTCAGGATTGGGTGCTACAAGAAGGTCAATCGAAGGTTGCTTGTCCATTAAGAATGAAGATGGGAGCATGAGGCGATTTGAAGTTGAGAGATTTGAGAAAATTATGTTAAAGGGCAAGCAGCTTCGAGTTTCTGGGACGCCATCTTTGGTTCTTGATGATATTAATCGAGAAGAAAATAATTTAATGGCAATAGTATTTCAGCACGAGATTGATCATGGAAAACAAATATTAATAAGTGATATAGGCAAAGAAATTGAATTGATGGAGTGACAAAATGTTGAGTTTAAAACAAATAAATGATGTTTGCTTGTCAAATGATTTAACTTATAGGAAATGTCGTTATTTGTGTCAAGATGAAAGCGACAGGTCAAAATTTTATTGTTTAAAGTTATCTGTTAAGGGACAAAAGATTGATAGAGAAATAGACATATATGTCGATAATTTAAAAGCCAAAGGGAAATCTATCATTCAAGACAATTTGCCTTTAGGAGACAATTGCTCTGGTTATCCTATGTTGCGATATTTGCAGCAGGGTTATGATCAGAAGAATTAAATTTCTTCAATTCTTTTTTTAATTAGATCGTAAACATTTTTCCCTTGATTGATTTTTATGGCACTTTTAAATATACTTTCATTAAGTGTGGCATTGTTGAATCTAGCAATTTCTATTGCCATAACTTCGGTTGTTTTTTCGCTTTTGATTGCTCGATCACGGTAGTAAAACAAAAACATAGCTATGACGATGATGGCGAAAACAAATATCAATGCCCCATCTCCTTGAATGATTTGAATGCCAGTATTCTCATTGCGTGAAACTGCGGCATTTATGTTGACTAGGCCGCTTTGTATCTCTTTCAGTTTACTGTTTTGAGCAGTTATATCTTGCCTAATTTTAGCAAGTTCCAGCATTAGCCCATTTTGATTAGTTCGTATATCCTCTATTTTACCACTTTTATTTTCAATTTTTGGATTGTTTCTTGGGTTGAAGTTAGCGCATCCTGCCAAGCTTATCGAGATTGAAGTAATTATGATGATTAAAAATTTTGACATGATTCCTCCTTTCTATCTATTTACAATTTACTGTTTTCCACATATGCTAGTACGGTCTTGTTCAATCGCTGGAGGGATTTGGCGTTATGGATTACAAGGATGTTGGGTCATTAGATTTCGATGATTTTGAGAACGACGATCTTTCGTTAAATGAAAACGATAAGATTGTTAGTGAATTTAAGTGCAATGCTAAGTCATTAGCGAAGCAGTATGTCGAGCAATTTTTCAAGGATAAATCTTTACATATTGGTGGAAAAATACCGAATAAGTTTTTGCACAATGAAAAAAGAATTTCAATGATTTTGAACTATACTGTTTGTGATGGCATAGATCATTCTATAAAAGCTTTAGCAATGACATATCCAGAAATGGCAAATGATATAAATCAAAAGGTTAGTCGTGATAGTGAGTTGATCAAAGAAGTTCTAGTTAATATTGGTAATGCTAGAATTCCGAAAGAATTTGCTGGTGGTATTTTATGTGTTTATTTAGAACTTATTGAAGGTGTTGATTTTTGAGTCGTGATTTATTTTTGTTGGGAAGGCAGTTTGATTTTTATGAACTGCCTAAAGAAAAAAAGTACCTCCTGAATTATTTTGACACGCCAATTCAGGAGGCTTTTCTTAAATATTTTTTTGTTTTTGGAGACTATAAAAACTTCACTGATCACACGGGAAATGTAGTTCAAATGCGATGGTTGAAGGTTTTACATGAAAAATTAATTACAATTGAAAAAGCTCATAAAGAAGCTCGTGCCAATATGGATATGGCTGGTTTAGTTGATATTGAAAAAGGAAAATTAAAATTTAGTAAAAAAAGTTCTAAATAGTACATGGCACTTTTATCATTTAAAGACTGGCGCAAAAAAATCTCAGAGGCTAGTCCCACGACTCGTCTTAGGGCAGGGATAATGATGGGTAACTATCCCATGTCTGCTGGCGTAGCAATGTCACGGTCTACTCCTAACCCTGAATTTGTAAAAAAGGCGATTGAAGAATTTGGGACGCCTGATCATCCAAAGAAAAAGAAGAAGAAGCGTAAAAAGAAAAAAGGCAGTAGATGATTTTGTTTATGGAATGGATGGATGAACTTAACGAGGCCCGTAAAAAGGGTAAGCCTCGTCATGCTCCCATTCCACATCATGATATTGAGCGTTGGCTGAAATCTGTTGAATTACTGGCTAAGGATTTAGAGGATTTGAAAAAATCTAGAAAACAGGCTGCTGAACGGTTTGCTAAATTGGCTAAAAAGAAAAAAGAAGACGAAGAGAAAAAGAAAAAAGAAGACGAAGAGAAAAAGAAAAAAGAAAAAATAATTAAAAAATTAAAGAATGATGAAGAATCAGAAGAATCAGAAGAAGCAAAGAAAAAGTCAGATGCTTCTGACAAATTTAGGAACATTAAGAGTCAAAGACGCAAAGATGGCTCTCGAAATGAGCCTGAAGAATCAGATGTTCCTGAAAAATTTAGGAACATTAAGAGTCAAAGACGTAAAGATCTCTCTCGAAATGAGCCTGAAGAATCAGATGATTCACTCAAGCAAATTAAGAGTCAAAGACGCAAAGATAGGATTCCTAAAGATAAAAAATAGATTGATGGCTGTAAATTTGCTATAATAAATTATAGTGGGGTGTAGTCATGAGCGAATTTATTGATACAAATGATTCTTTGGTTAAAGCGCAGCAAGTTAAAATTTTGAAGGAAGTACATAATGGTGTTTATGTTTTGAAAGAATTGCTAGAAACATATATCATTGTTGTTGCTACAAATAAAGATTCAAATAAAAATTTCATTAATAGGATTAGCTGTAAAAAAGGCATTCCCATTGAGGGATATGTTTATGATGCACAATCAGATTGTTATTTTATTGAGTGTTCAGATTTTTTACATTTAGGGGTTATTCCATTTTCTTTTGTCATTAAGTCTAAAAGTAGTCAATATTGGAAGACAAATATACCGATTCCTGAATCTGTCATTAAAAAGAATCTTACTGATTCGCAAAAAAAAGATTTGAGAAACTTTAAGAATCATTTTAAATCTGACGATTATATCATTAATTATGTACAAATGGTCAGTCCCAACTGATGAGTCAAATTAAAAAGAAAAAATATTGGTCACAGATTGAAAGTCATGACTATTGGATGGGAATGGCTTTCATGTATGCCATTAAATCACGCACAGGAAATGCTAGTTTGATTATTGATGCATCTGGTAAAATGACTTCTTATGGTTTAGAGTCGCCTCCTTATATTTCTTCTTCGCAAAATTCTGTTGTAATTCCAAGTGAAATCAATGCAGTTTTGAATAATAAATCGGAATTAATTGATGGAACCATATATTCGACAAGTCCGCCAACATATGAGGCAGTTTTGACAATTATCGCAAACTCTGGATTTAAAAAAATATATTATTATCCAAAATGCGATATAGATTCACGTTCAGTAGAGGCAATAAAGTCTGTTTTTATTGATATCGAAGAATATAAGTGTAATTTGAATTGGATTAGAGATTATTTTATGTGTTTAGAACATAAATAATTTTATGGCATGTACATCTACAGGAATCGGTTGTAGTTCTCCTCCTTCTGGCTGTCCAGACGAATATGGATGTATTGGTGGGTTATGCCCAGATTTTACTATTCGTAGACACGATACTAAGCCAGCATTTAAGGTTAAAATAGAAGATTGTGATGGTCCTTTGGATTTAACTGATCTTGTCTTAGAAGCCACTATGTGGGCCAAGGGCAAGATCAAAGTTAACCTAGATCAGGACGACACTGTTATTGGCTTTGCTGATAACATTGGATTTGGTCAGATTATGGTTGGTGATGTTATTATTATGAATCAGGCTAGATTGCCTGAAAAAATGTTGGTTCTTGGTTTTGATGAAGTGAATAAATTGATTAATGTGCAGCGAGGCTATCATGGAACGCCTATTCAAACTTGGAAACGTGGCACAATTGTAAGAATCATAAAATTTTCTAATGCTGTAGCAACAAGTGAAATGGTTTATCAAGATATAATTAATATCGATGGCACTACTTCAAAAGATGTTTTGGTCAACAGTTATTTTGTTTATGAGTGGTCGTCTGGTGATACTTGTTTGCCCGGATGTTATTATTTGGAATTTAAGTTGTTGAAAATGGTTGTTGCTCCAATGTTAGCGATACAGTCAACTGTGCCAAGCAATCAAATTCCAAGTAATTTATTGCCAGATGATATTGTTCCAAGTTTTACTGATTCGAGTTTAATACCATCAAATTTCTCTTGTGGAATGGATGCGGCGATAGAATGGGTTAGAAGGTTCCCAGTTGATTCAGAAGGTTTTTATATTAAAATAGTTGATTCAATTACAATTGATGATTGACACGGCTTATTATTGGTAGTATTTTTCTATAGGTTTATTTTTGTGGGGGCTAACAGGTTTCAAACGATGAATATGAATAATGGAAATAAGTTCAACAAGGAAAGTCGTGATGATCAAAACAGAATTAATTGGCAGATAAGAGTACCACAAGTCAGAGTTGTCCATGACGATGAACAGCTTGGCATAATGTCAACAGAACAGGCAAGAAAAATTGCAATGGATCAAGGTCTTGATCTTGTTGAAATCGCTTCAACTGCAAAGCCACCAGTTTGTAGAATAATGGATTACGGTCGTTATAAATACGAACAAAACTTAAAGAAAAAAGAAACTGCTAAAAAACAAAGAGAATCACAGGCTCAAATAAAAGAAATTAGATTGCGTCCTGCAATTGCCAATCATGATGTAGAAACAAAAGTCAATCAAGCCAAAAAGTTTTTAGAAGAAGGATGTAAAGTTCAATTTAATCTTCAATTTAAAGGTTATCGTGAATTAGGCCATAAAGAGCAAGGTTTTAGCGTGATGAAAAAGATCGTTGAACTCGTAGAGCAGTTTGGTATTGTTGAAAAGCAACCAACTATGGAAGGCAATAGAATTATATGCTTTTTTACGCCCAAGGCCTGATGGATAATTTCATGAAAAACGAAATTCTCAATTGTAAAGTCTTTGATGTTCAGAATGAGTTTAATCGTCGTTTGTATTATAACCAACAAAAAATTATTCCATCAAATCCTCCCCTTATTCTCAGAATAATTCATGATGCAAGTCAAGAGTTGCTTGAATTTGCATTTGGGCATTTTGGTAAAAAATTGGGTTATCTTGCCAGTATTCTTGACATGACACATCCAGATTTAGTTTCAATTTTTGATGGTAGTTTTTCCGATGATCAAGAGTTTTCAAAACAATGTGTTCAGTTTCTTGCTATGGCAGAATATGCTAAAAACAATGATTTAAATCATATTTTTCCACTTCTTGGATCGCTTCTTATTAAAGAATCTTTAGACAAAAATATTGTTCGTAAAATTGATTCTATCAGTTGCAATAAATCTTATGCAAGAATGATATTGAATTCTGATGAACGTGAAGCTATTAGATTTTCTAAAAAAATGCAAACCATTGATTTGCAAGCTTTTTACAAGAAAGGCGAAGAAGCATGGAATTCTCAGCCTGATAATTTCAAACAATTCATTCGTTATGATGCGGCTTACTTGCGTGAATTAAAGCAAGCAGAGAGAAAAATGAAGCGTTATCAGGAGTTGGGCTGTCATAGTCTTGCTTCAGAAATATGTAAAAGTATTGATTTGTTTCGTGAAAACATGGAACAAGCTTATTATGGTTTTAACCGTATAACAATGACCAGTGCCGCAGTAATTTTGGCAAAATCATTAGGATATTCATTTAATCCTTCTTACCAATTGTCGGTAGGCGGTCATGTAATGCGTGTGGAAGCACAAGTAACTATAAATCGTTCTTTCTTTACTGATTATTATTTTGATTCATCTTTGGTTGTTGACGCAAATTATCATTATGATCCAAAGGTTTATCCATTTCATGAATTGAAAGAAATAGCTTCTCCTGAAGTTATGCATACAATTAATATGTTGGAGAAGTTTCCAGAAGCAAACGATAAGCCAATATTTGATCATTTTGGAGTAATTGTTCCAACAATTGCTTATAAAAATAAAATGTTCAATAATGAAAATGGTATTTTGCAAGATTATGAAAATTTAGAAGATGCCACTAGGGATTTGGATAAGATATTCATTAAGAAAAAGTTTTTTTATCCAATCATTGTTGGTGAAAAAGATGGTAAGTGTTTCTTTATTTGCTATTGGACTTGAGGTTTTGCAATGCTTTATAATTTAACAAAAGAAGAACTTCTTGAATTTGCACATATGATTTATGAGCAATCTGTGAATGGCTACCTAGATCTGAAAGAAGGTACTTGTCACAAGTTGTTGGTAAATTTTCTAACAAACAAGAAAACTTCTATCCCAGATACTAATGTAAACATGAGTACCAATTTTGTGGACACAAATCAGATTTTTAACTCTGATGTTTTCACAGTAACGGAAAGTTTTATCATCAATCAAACTCATTGAGTTTGTAAATTTACGGGGATAATTATGTCGAAGAGTAAGATTCTTACACCTATGGGTTCAATTTATGATTCCACCATTATTGGCAGTGGAGCAAAAGTTCCTAAAATCAAATCTGTTAAGCCAACTGGCTCACAGGTTCTTATTGAATTTTTGACATCTCAGGAAATGCTTGGGACAAGTCTGGCTGTTAATGAAAAAACAGATTTGAAAGTTCCTTTGCAAGGTTATGTTCGTTCTGTAGGTCCTAACTTCAAGTCATCAGATTATGGCTTTAATATAGGCGACAGAGTCACTGTTTCAGGTCCCGGCATTCATGTCCCTAATTGGGACAACATTCATCGTGATCGATTCTTGATGGAGCCTTCTTCAATCAAAGGTGTGATAATAGAAGAATGAAAGACCCTTATGCCGTTCTAGGCGTTCCTAAAAATGCAACAAAAGATGATATAGTCAGGGCATACCGTAAGGGTGCCCTGAAGCATCATCCTGATAAAAATCCCGGCGATTCTGAAGCCGATGTTAGATTTCGTGAAATTCAAGAATCTTATGATATTTTAATTAATGATAATAAACGTGCCGAATATGATAGCGTTGGACCCTCAATGCATTTCCGCAGAAGAGGATTTGAAGGCGGTTCGTTTAATGGTTCCTTTGGCGACGTAATGAATGATTTTTTTCAGCACAGTACATTTCGTGGAAGAAATCTTACAATCAGATTGGAAATTGATCTCCAAGAAGTCTATACAGGTTGCGATAAAGATTTAATTGTCAAAATGAAAAATACTTGTACCACTTGCAAAGGTCAAGGTCAGGTGAGCAATGAAGCTTGTGGAAATTGTAATGGAGAAGGTTTCACCAAAGTCAATAACGCTCCTTTTGAATTTAGAACAAATTGCTCTGTGTGCAATGGTCTTGGAAAAATAAATCCAATACTATGCGTTGATTGCAATGGTACGGGATTGCTCTCTGGCTACAAAGAAAAGAATATAAAAATTCAAATTCCATGTGGCATTGAAAGTGGAATGAATTTGAAAATTAGTGGTCAAGGCGAAGAATCGCTTCGTGGTGGAAAGTCTGGTGACTTAATTGTTCATGTTTTGGTTCGTGAACATGAATGTTTTGATCGTGATGGAATTGATTTGTCGATTGATGTTCCAGTGAGTTATAGCCAATTGGTTTTAGGGTGTGATCTTTTGGTTCCTACCATTACAGATGAAATGATTACGGTAAAAATACCAGAAGGAACTCAAAGTCACGCCAAATTCAAATTGCGAGGCAGAGGATTGCAACTGCCCAATGGAATATTGGGAGACATGTATGTTTCCGTAAAATTAGAAGTACCTAAGAAAATATCAAATGAATATATGCAATCAATAAAAAAAATCGAAGAATATGAAAAAACAACTATCGGTGAGCGTAGAGAAAAATGGATTAAAATTATCAATAAAAAACGTAAATAAATTAAATCAATTATTGGAGTCACTATGAAAGCTATGAATAATAAGTTTTTTTGGATTGTTGTGGGCTTGACAGGGGCTATGCTTTTGATAGGTGTTGGCGGTAAGTTTTTCGTAGATAGAGTCGCAGACGTTGTAATTGATAAGCTTAAAAAGGATTATAGCCCATCACCATATGGTCCCGGTATAGATCCTGATAAAATCGATGCCAATAAATTTAAGAAATAATGTGACAACTTTTAATTTGCGAAGGCGCAAAACTATTGTCTGTTGGTAATCTCAGCATTTTAACTGCCATAATTTTTCCAATTTCTGGATTTCCATGAATTCTTCTAAACTCATCATGGGTAAAGAAAAGTTTTGTTCCATCGATTAGTTGTATGTAAATGGGATTTTTCTTACGAATAATCATATGAATTTTTGATTTTTTGTTTATAACTGGCAAATCTAAATCTATTTTTGGCAAAACGAATGATTTGGCCCATGAGAAATTTTCTTGAACCGCAACGGCTCCATATTTCTCAACACAATCACGAAGATTGATAAATTCTAAAAAATTGTTGATCATTGTTACTTATTTAGAATAATGAGCGAAAAATATAAAATAAACTCGGTGTCCAATATTCTCACCATGATTGTTGACTTCAAAGACCAATCGGGTCAAAATAAAACAATTCATGTGGGTTTGGATTATTTACAAAGAAAAGTACATTTTGTTGGCGATATTCCAAAAGATATTGATATATCTGAATTGGAACAATCTATTCTAATGTATGTGGAACCAGAATCCATTGATGAACTATCCGTTCCAAATGAAATTTGGCAGCGTGCGATGGAAATTAAAACAGGAAAATTTGAAAATAATGAATTTATGAACTTTCAAGGATAAAAATGCCAACCAATAATACAGAAAAAATGGGATTTTCAGTTTCTATGGGACAAGAAAAAAGAGAGCCGTGCAATTTGAGAACTATTACTTTAGAGAGAGTTTATAAGTTTATTGAAAATAAAAATATTGATGCAAAATTAACTTTTCAATTAAAAAAAATGGCCGCTGTTTATCCACAACAAGCATTGGAAAATTGGATGAAAAATTTCAATATACACTTGCTTAAAGCAAGAAGTCTTGTAAAATTAAGTAAGCCAGAAATAAGTCCAGTTGAATTGGGTGATGAACCAAAAATACCATCAAGGGAAGAAATTGAACATGTCCCGCAAAATGAAGAATTTGAATGACGCTTTGCTTATGCACGGGAACAAAATACCAGTTAAAATCATTGCTGATGATCCTATGTTTTTACCAAAATATAAAACATTTGGATCAGCAGCATGTGATTTAGTTGCAAATATTCCCACTAATGATGCTGGTCATACCTTTATCAGCGTTATGCCTAATCAAACTGAAGTTATTGATGTTGGTTTTAGAATGTCGATACCATTTGGTTGGGAAGTTCAAATCCGCATTAGAAGCAGCTTTGCCATACAAGGTCTTCAAGTGACTAACAGTCCCGGCACCATCGATAGTGATTATCAAGGCAGAATCAAGGTAATTGTTAATGGTGCAAGTAAAAATATTATCAGAATAAATCACGGTGATCGGTTTGCTCAAATGCTAATTAAACCAATTTGGCAAGTTGATTGGATTGAAACAGATGCTTTTGATCCAACAGATCGTGGCGATAAAGGATTTGGATCAACAGGAATTAAATCATGAAAATATTTTTAGTTGTGAGCGTGGCTAGACAAATCGATGGCGAATATGTCGTAGTAAAAGCCGAAAAGGCATTTAAAGAATCAACAAAGGCATCAGAATTCGCAAATGGTCTTGCGAAGCGTTATGCTGAAACAATAAACACACCATCAGGACCGTTGCAATGTGTGTGTGAACGTGGCGTTCAAGAAGTTGATCTAGAAGAATAAAAGGAGCTATTATGTCTGTTCACAATCCACTCGAAGGCGACCGTCCAGAAATGACGGTGAAGCTTCATGAAAATTCAGACGATCATATTTCGATTATTATCGTTCATAAAGATAGGCCAGAATATTTGAATATATGCCTTCAATCCATTGCTGTTACTAGCTTTAACAATAATTACGAAATTATTGTTGTTGATAATGGCAGTGGCAAAGAAACTCAAGATTTTCTTAATGATATTGAAAAAGAAGTTAAAGTTGTTCGTAATCAAAAGAATTTGTATTGGTCGGCAGCTTGCAACAAAGGCGTGCAAGCAGCCGATAAAAATAGTAAGTATTTTATCTTCATGCATTGCGATGTGGTGATATTGAATCCAGCTTGGATTGATTTGATGATTAATGTTTCTGAGGCACAGAAATCTGGATTCGTTGGCGTTGACACACAATCATACATGATGGGCAATCAGAAGGTTGACTTCTTACAAGATCATCTGTTACTATTTACTAGAGAATCATGGAATGATATTGGCCCTTGGCCAGAACAACTTCCTCAAATTGGGCCTTCTTTTATTTTAACACTTAGGGCGCAACAAAAGGGGCAAAGACCTCAAATTATGAAGAATACAATTATTCATCACTATAAAATTTTTAGTATGGATATTTCAGAATATGAAAGAATGACCGAACAGGCAATGACAACTCTTCCTAAACTCATGACAGAAATAAATTCTAAGGCAGTAAAATGAAATTAATTTTAAAAACAGCAAATTTTGGAATTCTTGATCAAGTATTACCTCAGGAAAACTTCAATGCTTTTGTGAAATTTTTTTGTGATTTGGATTTTGAAAGAAGTAGTCATAAATTATTGAAGGTTTGGCGTATTAATGATGGCGAGATTTTTGGTGGCACTTCCTATAAAGACAAAGGCTATCCCTTTAACAATCCAATGGATTGGATTCACAAGAATGTTTACGGTCTAGCTAAAGATCAAATGAAAGAATTAGTCGGAGAAGAAGGCGTTGATTGGGAAGGAATATCTTATCGACCATACATTTATCCACCCGGTAGCAAGATCAGTTGGCACAATGATTGCGGCTATTCAGCAGCTTGTATTTTTTATTGTCATAAAAAATGGCAGCATTTTTGGGGTGGTGAATTAATGTTAGCAACTACAAAAGACAATGCAGTTCCCAAACTAACAGATGCAACTGATGATTTATTCTCACGAGATTATATGCAGCCAATTTTAGATCAATATGGATTTGGCCAATATATAACACCATTGCCAAATCGTATGGTTTTCACTAAAACTGGTGTTTGGCACTCAATAAATAGAGTCGATCCATCAGCAGGTGACAACAATCGCTTTTCAATCGTTGCTTTTTTTCATAAAAAGAAAAGTACTTAATTATTTTTTTAATTTTTCTATGCTTTTGATAAATTTAATCCATTCCTCATTCACCCATATAATGGGCGAATGACTACAGTATGTTGCTGCATAGCTCATGCAGAAAATTTCTTCTGCATTTTGTCGCAAAGCATGTTTTTGTTCCTTATGTGGAAACTTATCTATTTGCTTTTGCTTAGTGCTTTTGACCAGTTCAGACCATTTATTTCTTAGTTCTTTGGTCATTAGGTGTTCCCAAACTAAGTGGGCGATTTCATGCAATGTTGTGAATGCTCTGCTATAGTTCCATGGAGCAGCAACAACTATCCTGTCCTTGAAAATATAACCAATGTGATCCTTGTCATCATCTAAAGTGTTGCCACTCGTATATTTGAATTTATACCCATTCAGAAGATCACGATGTCCTTTAGGAAGAGAAGAAATTAACTTCTCAACATCTTTTTGTTCTTCAGATTCAAGAAAAGTTTTGAATTTCATCTTTTTCTCCAAACATATAAATGATTCAACCATATTATTTAACAATAAATTCGACTATATTGTTTCCAAATTACCAATACATAAAACAATATTTTTTAATCAAATGATTAAATAGGTAAAGGAGTCTATTTATGACTATGGAATCAACTATCAATTTCCCGAATGGAATCAATAATGGCAAACCAATTCCTGTTGGAATTGTTTCTGGAAACATTTCTGTTTCATCTGGAGCAATTTCTCTTTACACATCAAGCGGAATAATAAGCAACAGCAATCCTCTTCCTGTTGATATTGGCGGCGGAACAGTTAACATCAATGTTAATTCAGGCACAAATCTTAATGTTTCTGTTACATCAGGTCTGTTTGCGATTTTATCAGGTAGGGTAAGCGTTTCATCTGGTAACACTTCAATTTACACAGGAAGCGGAACAGTTAGCCAATCAAATCCTTTCCCTGTATCAATTTCATCTGGTGCATTTTCAAATAATACTATTCCAGTTAGTTTTGCTGCTGGAACAAGTGATGCATTTGGAAGACTTAGGGTGAGCAATCCTTTTACCATTTTTGACAGTCAACATCGTTATCAAGTCAATGACAAATGGAATTATCAAACAACTGCTGGTGGTTCAACTTCTTACGATACAAACGGTAGCCTAGTGAACTTGAACACAAGTTTAGCATCTGGTGCTCAAGTAATTGCTGAAACCAAAAGGGTTATGCCTTATCAACCCGGCAAATCACTTCTTATCTACAATACATTTACAATGTCATCTGTACAAGAAACTTTGAGACAAAGAATTGGTTATTTCGGCGAACAGAATGGAATTTATTTCGAGGTTGATGGGGAATCAGTAAGTTTTGTGAAAAGAAGTTATGTTAGTGGTAGCGTTGTTGAAACAAAAGCTACTAGAGGATCAGGATGGAATGTTGACAACCTTAACGGCAATGGACCTAGTGGATATAATATTTCAAATTACAGCAGTTCTTTTATCTTCTATATTGAAATAGAATGGCTCGGAGTAGGCGATGTTCGTGTTGGATTTGTTTTGAATGGTGCTTATGTTCCATGTCACGTTTTCAAACACACTCCAGCAGGAGGAAGCCCTATAAGCGGAACATATATGACAACCGCTTGTTTGCCTCTTAGGGCTGAAATTACAAATAAAGGACCAATTACTAATTCTGGTAATTTCAAACAAATTTGCAATAGTGTTATTTCAGAAGGTGGCTACGAAGGATTTAGCAGAAGATATAATGTAGATTTAGGAACAACCCCTAAAAATCTTACAAATGATGATGAGTTATATCCAATTATTTCTTTGCGTCTCGCTTCAGGAAGATTAGATTCAATTATTGTTCCTTCAAATTTGAATGCAATTGTGACAAGCAATCAAGATGTTCAATATAGAATTATTTTGGACGGCACCACTAGTGGCGCAGTTTGGACTACACATTATAATGGCAATGTTCAATATGATACTTCAGCTACATCATTGGCAAGTGGAAGTGGAACAAATGTCATTGGCGGATATATCAACAAGCAAGGATCTATTGATATTACCAGCCTGAATCAATTTAACTTTCAAATAGGAAGATTACTAGATGGAACAAGTCAAGTGTTGACAATTGCTATGGCTCCTACATCAGCAAACACGAAAGTTTTAGCTGATTTATCATGGTTTGAAATTATTTGATAATTTCGTAAAAAAACCACTCAAATATTTTTATTTGAGTGGTTTTTCTGTAAAAATAAATTTTTAGGCTATTACAGATGTGTCAACACTCTTCCATGCACCGCCAACATAGACCTCTATGTTGCTTGTGGCTGTGTTGTAGCAAATCATACCGTTGGTTGCAGTGCCAGCAGCAGCATCTCTTGCGGTAGCATTAGCATAGACTGGAATTCTTGGCATAGAGTTCAAATAAATATGACCATTTCTGCCAGCACCAGAATTAGTGCCGCAAGTGATATTTATATCACCAGCACGATCTGTGCCAACGCTATTACCAGTAATCAAGGTTAAATCACCACCACGACCATCAACAGTACCATCGCCAGCTTCGATAAAGATGTCTCCGCCATTCACATCCATAGTAGCGGTTGAATTACCAGCATATATGCCTATGTCGCCTGCTTCTGGATCATCTTCGTCGCCGCTGCTGCCATCTCCATTACCACTATTACCAGCACGAATAGTTACACCACCAGCTTGACCATCATCGCCAGCATGGCCAGCTTCAATATTAATATCACCACCATCGCTGTCGCCAATGCCAGTAGATGCATCGCCACCATAGATGTTTACATCGCCAGCATCGCTGTTGTTTGCGCTGTCAGCATTGCCACCTCTAATTGTTACATCTCCAGCGTCTGCATCTGGGCCATCTCCAGTATTGCCAGCTTCGATGTTGATGTTTCCGCCATCTCCGTCTCCATTTGCATTACCAGCATAAATATTTACATCGCCACCATCAGCATCTACAGGGTCTGCTGCATCAGGATGTCCATCACCTGCTTCGATTGTAATGTTTGCTGCATCAACGGAATTCACTGTTCCATCAGCGGTAGAAATGATTATTTCCCTACTCAAATTTTCAAGAATTTGGCTGACATTGACAAAGTTTTCTTGTCTTACAACATCGTTCACGATTTTAGGAATGATGTTTGCTACTGATCCCTTTCCTGTACCCTCAGTTGTTTGTGCGCCCATATTTTCTCCTAAATAAAATAAAATAAAATAAAATCATTGCCTTTATATTTATTGTTTTGCATTAAAATAAATTACAGGACATCTAAATAACATCATGGCAAAACCAAGAAAAAAACCCGTCAAGAACGAGAAGGCAAATACAACACCAGCACTACATGCTAGTAGTAAAAAGCCATTTCACATTGAGTTTATGAATGCAGCCCAAAAAATGGCTTGGGGCGCATTCGATCAACATGATGTTTTGTTTTTGTTGGGAGCGCCGGGGACAGGGAAGTCGCATCTCGGTTGCGCCTTTGCAATTAGTGAGATTTTATCTAAAAGAAAAGAAAAAATTGTTATAACAAGACCAACTATTGAAGCTGGTGGTCGAGGACTTGGGTTTTTACCCGGATCGGCGGATGAAAAACTACATCCTTATATGCTTCCTCTTTTTGATTGCATGGACAGGTGTTTAGGCCGTCTTTCTCCACAGAGGGACATAATCAATAAAAGCGTAGAGCTTGCTCCTCTTCAGTTTATGCGTGGCAGAAGCTTCCATGATTCTGTTTGTATTCTCGATGAGGCTCAGAATTGTAATTATGCCGAAATCAAATTGTTTCTTACAAGGTTTGGACAGAACAGTAAAGTAATTATTACTGGTGATCCAATGCAAAGCGATTTGCCTTGGAAGGACAGAGCTTTGATGAATGTCGTTGATAGGTTGTCAAGCTTAAAGGGAGTTGGAATAATAAACTTCAAGGCTAATTCTATTGTTCGACATCCATTGATTGCTGGTATTCTTGAAAGGTTGGAAGATAAGGAGGAAAATGGCACTAGTAGTTCCTGATGAAGGAGAAATTGAACTTTTAACCAAATTGTTAAAAAACACCGTTGATACAGAGGATTTTATTGTTCATTTGTATAAAAATGATTACAATCCAATTGCAGCTACAACTGGGACAGATTTTACAGAAGCAAATTTTACAAATTATGTAGAAAAAACAATAGTTAGAGGCGATTGGGCAACACCATCAACAGTTAGTAATAAGGCAGAATCAAGCGTAACTGCTCAGTCTTGGACATGTGGAGCAACAGGCAACACTATCTATGGTTATTATATTCTGGGTTCTAACTCAGGTGTTGTTTTGTGGGCAGAAAAGTTTGCTGCCTCTAGAATTTTAGCTGATGGAGACATACTAAATCTTACTCCAAAATTTAATTTAAGTAGTGCAAACTAAAATATTTTTTTTGAATATTATGAATCAGTGAGAAAAAATAAATATTCTTGGCCATTGCTTATTAATTGTTGGATTTTCCGTTTGTCCAATAAATAGTTTATATGACAATTTACAATGATACAATGTCTGATGGCGTCTTGTTAGATGGCACTTCACTTGTTTCTAAGGAAACAAGTTTGGAAGCATCTGGAGGCGTACTTGCAAATGGAATTTTTAATTTTTATTTGATTTTTGACAAAATTTCAGAAGATGGCATTTCACTTGATGGCAGCATACTTCTTATTCAAGAATTCAGCAATGATCAATTAATCACATATGCCACAGACGCACAGTTTGATTTTGATATTTCATTTGTTTGGACAACAGGTATTGTTGCTCAATATTGGTATGTAGTAGAGGGTTATGTTTGGCCTCCAGATGACACTCAATGTCTTGACATAACTGTTCAGGAAAGACAAAATTTTATTCAAACAATTTTGGCAACAAATGTTTCTGATTTGTGTTCGCAATTTTCTCGTCAGGATTTGAACTGGGAAATTGTAAACATTAAGCGTTATGCTCGTCCTGCTGATTTTACTTTGCCTCGTCCAGATTCATATTGTAATAATTTAACCAAATTAGTTTCAGCGACATGTCCTGAATTTTCAGTAAGTGTTAGAGCTTTGACGAAAATAGGCGCTCATTCGGTAGCAATGACAGTTTTAAAATATAGTGGTTCAGGAACTGCTAAACTATCTGGCAATGCTGACACCATAATATCTAGCGGTGCTGTAACTCCAGTTGTTGGAAGTTATTTATATGATCCTAGTTTTGATCCTATTTATACTGGCGGTTCTGCCGAAGTGAGTTCTTCTTGGAATGCAATTCTTTTGACATATGCTGGTGTTTCTGCTACATTGTCACAAGAGCAAATTATTTTTGGTACTGGAGTATCTGTAAGTGATTTAGTGGCTCCCAAAAACACTATTGCAACTGCTTGTGGCTCATGTATAGCTTTCCCTTTGAATTTGTACATTGAACACAACATCAATAATCAAAGTGTTTTTTATAATTTTATTCAGCGAAATGGGTTGACTTTGCCTATTTCTGTTTTAGTTTCGTATAATGCCAAACTAGGTATTTGGGTTGGTCATCAGCATTTTACTGGTTTATCTGATGATAATATAAATCAAGAAAATTGGAGATTTACATTTGAATGGTCGTGTTTAAGTGAATATGGCGGTGAAGAAATTGGCACGCCAAATTTAAAGTTTGCTATTTCTGTCATCAAAAAGAATACTGGGACAGCTGTTAATATTGAAAGTCGTATTGTGGTATTATTTCCTTCTGATGAAGTTTGTAATTTAGTTAGAAATTTTAAAGATAGTTTGTCTTTTAGCTTGAACACTAAGACAAATTTTATTTATAATTCAAATGGCATTACTGCAAACAGTGTTTTTCTTAATGATAAGATTGGTTTGTTCAATTCTTTATATTGGACAAATAATCCGGGTTTAAATATAAGAATTTCTAGCAGCGGACTCAGCACAAAGGTTGAAATGAAAGACATTAGTTCTATATTCCCAGCCCCCGATACTTTTTATCAGCAAGGTCAAGTGTTCGGCAATTCCAATACTTTGGTTAAATAGAGGGATTTATGGAATTAATTATTTATTCGTTAGTTTTGTTGATTGTGATTGTTAATTCAGTCTTCTTATTCTTTCTTGGTGTTTATCTTGTTAGATTGAGCGACAGAATAAATTTAATGATGTCTGATCTTATAGCAATTATTTCTCAGGAACCTTCAGTTGCGCCTCCTACTCCTTCTGTTGCAAAGAAAAAACCAACAACTTGGGATGAAAAATATGAAATGGAATTAGAATCAGTTCAAAGAAGATTGCGGATTGATTCAGGTCTTTCTGATTTGCCAAACAGTCCGTCTTATGATTTACCGAACAAATAATAATCTTCAAAAAATTGCTTGCTTGTGCCGATCAAAATGGCTATGATCCTGTGCATTCGGAGAAGTGAAGTGGATCAATTAAAATTGAAATACAAAAAATTTGATAGTCTCCGAAGATTCGGAGTCGAAATAGAGGTAGGCAGTGAAGTAAAAAAGAAAGTTGTGCAAACGGCTATTATGGCATCATCTAAATATGATGCTCATGTAAGCCGATACTCTCTTTCTACGAACAATCGTTACTGGCACATTAAAGATGATGCAACGTGTGGGATCAAGGGTCGTAAAGGTCCTAAAGGCGTAGAAATAGCTTCTTTTGTTGGCCATGGAATTAATGATATTAATCATATATCTTTCATTGCTTCCAAGTTGTCAGAAATAGGATGTCGTGTTAATGAAAATTGCGGTCTTCATGTTCATGCGGAAGTCAGCGATCTTTCTGTTGAGCAAGTGAGTATTTTCATGGCTCATTGGATAAAATTAGAAAAAATTTTTAGTTTAATTTTACCGATGCGTAGAAATAAAAGCGAATATTGTAAGTTCATATTTCCAATTGATGTTGAAAAAAACGAAAATAATATTTGTCGGGACAAGTTTTACTCACCTGATAATTTATGGAGTATGCTTTCTCCGAAAAATTTGAGTTATTACGACAACGATGATCGTCGATACAATTTAAATCTTGTCAATTTAGTTCGAGCAATTAAGTATAATCACAATAATAGAAAAACAATTGAATTGAGATGGCCAGAAGGAACTCTGGACCCTCGTGACATTCGTTGTTGGGTAAAATTGTTTTTGATTTTTATAGAAAATTGTAAAAATAAAAAAATGCCTACCAATTTAAAATCTTGCAATTTAAAAGAGGCGCTTGATTATTTCGGATTATTGAATACGAACAATAATTTTTCAATCATGAGTGCTTCAATTCAAGAAACTAAAACATGGTTTCTTGAAAGAATTATTGATTATAACCCTGATGCAATCATTTTTCACAAAGATGAAAAATTGGTTAAAATAGCTGATGAGGCAAGATTGATCTTGAATGAAATGTGGAGGCCAATTCGTGTTTATTCTTGATTTTTATTTAAAGCAACTATATAATCTAACTAGTTAACTACCAACCTACTTTCAAGGAACTTTCATGAACACAAAAGAAATTAACGATCTTATTGTTTCAAACATTGGTTATGCTGAAAAAATTGCTAAAATAAAAAAACGTAAAATAACTCATATACCATACGATGACCTTCGTTCTGCTGCTTTTTTTGGTTTAGTTCAAGCAGCAAACCGCTTTAATCCAAAAAAAAATGATAATTTTTTGTTGTATGCTTATGCTCGAATAGTTGGCTCGATTAGTGATTATTTGCGTGAATTGAAGTGGTGTAAAAATAATTTGGAGAAAAAAGAAGTTGATTTTGAAATGATACAATCTCGTAATGTTTTCATTTCGGATAATTTTACAGAAGATTTTGAAAAATTGATAGGCAATGTTAATATTGTTAAATATAAAGAAATTTTAAGAGAATATTATTTAATGGGCAAAAACCTTCAATCAATTGCTTCTCAATATAATGTTAAAATATCAATGGCATCTCAAATGCTTTCAAGTGCTAGGGATAAGCTAAAAACTCAATTAGAGAAAAATCAAATAAACTAGTGAGCAACTAAATAATTACAAATGTATTCAAGGTGAATTATGAAAAAATCAATTTTTATATCATTAATTTTTATTCAATCTCTTATTGCTCAAGATAATTTACCAGCGACAACTGCAATTGATGTTGTTGCTGATGATCCTGAAATAAAAAATTTAGAATGGAATCGGTATGTTACAAATAATTTTACAATTTTAAGCATTGATGATAAAAAAGGGAAAGAAATTAGCGAAAACATTGAATCGATAAAGGCATCAGCCTTGATTCGTTGGGGCTTCCCAGATGTGAAATTCAACAAAGAATGTCGTATTTTTTGTGTTCCCAATTATAGTCTTCTAAAGAAGTTGTTTAATATAAACACTGGAAAGGTGCAGCTTAGAAAAGAAATCAATGTTATTTGGTGTATCGGTGATGACAATCCAAGCAGATCTCTTCTTCCTTTTGTTACTCAGGTTTGTTTGTCTGAATATGAAACATCTAAGTCAACAGTTCTGCCATTTTGGTTTAAACGTGGATGCATCGCTATCAATAATTCTATTCCAGATGTTAAAGATTTATTGAAATCTTTCAATGATGTTGCTCGAAAAGAACAATTTACTTATTCTTCTGAGCAGATGTTTACAGTTGCCGAAGATGATTATAATAAGCAGAACACAGAAAGTAAAAAGATTTTTGATCAGCAGGCGGCTTGTTTATGTTTAATGCTCCGTAAGGAATTTGGGGAAGCTAAGCTTCAGGGCTTTATAAGGTTGCAAATAAAGAATAAACCAGAAGATGTCTTAAGACTCATTTATGGTTTCAGCAGTTTTTCAAATTTTGACAAACAATATGTTCGGTACATGAAAGATTTGTGTTCTGATATTGTTGACGAAAAAACGCCAGATTCGTATCTGGAAATAAAACCGTCCAATTAAACGTCTCTGCCGACTGATTCTATGTTTGATTTAGCAAGTTTTATGGTTGATGCAAGAATTGCACAATTTTACACTTTTTAGAAAGCAGATTTTATGTTTTTTATTTTTTCGTGGCTCATTTTTGGTTTAATTGTTGGATGTCTTGCAAAATCTTTGCATCCCGGCGATGAGCCGATTGGATATGTGCCAACTTTGGCTATTGGCGTTGTTGGTTCTTTTATTGGCGGTGGAATCAATTATGTTCTTGGAATGGGCCATAATCCCTTTCAGGCATCAGGTCTTTTGATGTCAATTATTGGCGGAATTATTTTTTGTGCAGCATGGAGATACTATAAACTTAAAAGTTCAGATGGTGGTCCTAAAAGTTTTTTGATGGGTAAAAAGATTCGATAATTTGTTTTCTTTCTTATAGATGAGTACAATTTTATATGCTTGATCAAACAGTTGTAGCGAAATTAAAAGAAACATATTCACAATTGCATCCGCTTTTGTTCCATCGTTCTTTAGAGAGATCTAAAACCAATGGAGATTTATTTGATATCATCGATACGGTTCCAAAGGTTTATCCCTTGCTGTGGAACGAAAAGGACAATAGGTGGTCAACTGTGAGTGACCCTTATTTAATTGAACAGTTTTTAAGCGACTTTAAATAATAATCTATATGCGTTTATATGAAGAATATTTAAGTAGACATCAAATTAATGATGTGCCAATGGTACACCATGCATTAAATTCTTGTATATTTTTTAAATTAAAAGATATAAATTTGTGGGCCGAATTAGTTAATCAATCTTCAATCCAAACATATAAGCCTTTATATGGAATTTTTCAAGTTCGATGGATTCAAAGTGATCACCATCCCGGCCATTACGAAGCCTCTATTTACAATCAAATTCACGATGGATATGCACAAGATAAAATACTAAACACTTGTCAAATAGCAAACTTGAAGTGGCATGAATATGAAAACTTCATGCAGATTTATACAAAAAAATTCAAAAAATTTGAATTAATCAAAGGTCAAAACGAAACATTTTTGGCAGGATGGGAAATGTTCGTTGGTGCTTTTGATGGTTGGTTTGCCAAGCAAGGAGGAGATATAAAATATATGCTATTCCAATCTTTAGATGAAGATGTTCCAGTTAATTTCAGAATGGAATATGCAAGTGAAATATTAAGAAAAATTTCTCATTTTCACACATCAGTTATGAGAAGTTGGAAAAACGAAGTTTTTCAAAAGATACAAAATTACTCTGAATGGCTTGTTAAATTAATTGAAAAAGATGAAAAAGAATTATTGCCCTGTAAAGATTAAGAACCCTAGTTCTAAAAATTCTTTGGTCCAATTGTTATCGGGCCAAAAAATGAATATATTTTTTGATGGTAAAGACTATCAAGACTATAAAATTGATATTTTAGGTACATTTTTGAAAGTTGATGAAGTTTCTGAAACATCCAATGGTTGGATGACATCAATATCTCAAAAAAAAGATATTATCAAATACAATGAAAGTACATTGTTCCTTGGTGGAATTAATTTTTTTGATGGTAATAATGAGAATAAGTCTTCTCTTTGTGTTGTAAGTAATCATAAAAACGATGATTATCTTAGAGTCATTAATCCTAAAAACATTAGTTGCAACTTAAGACCCAATCAGGTTTTAGATGTTGTTGTTCATAGCGACATAGCCGAAAAATGGCAATGTTTTATTTCTTGCGGTGATTTGCACCTTGAACTGATTCAAAATTCAACCAGAGTTGAACGAAACATATGTGATGGTGAATTTGATTCACAACCTGCTTTTGAATATTTTTTTAGATTTAGATTTGATCAAAAAAGCATTGAATACTTGTCAGAATTACCTTTTTCTAAATATGATGGCGGTCATATTATATTCATTAATTCAAATAATGAAAAAAGAATAATTAAAGTTTATTGTTCTTGGCGAGGTAAAAGTTCTATTTACAAGGCTTTACTTTTGCCTAAAATACCCACAACAAACATTAATTTTTTGGGCAAAAAACCTAAAAAATGTGTTCACTCAGTCGTTGTTGTAAGTAGAATTAAGTCAGAAGAATTAGAATTCGGATGCAATGTTTTATTTTCAAAGGTTGAAAAATGAAAACACAAGCCAAAGTTATAAAATTGCCAATTAGGAATATAACTTTGGCCTATTGCAATCCAGCAATAAGTAGCTTTGGTTTAGAATCAGAAAACCATAAAGTAAATCACTGGGATCATTGTAGAGAACAGTTTGCAGCTAAGTTTACTGAAAACACCAAAGGCTTTTATTTTTCTCATAAACCTGATATGGAAAAAGAAATTGTAGGACTAATCAAAAAATTTGAAAATGTTTTGCATAAAAGTAAAAATTTCTCTAACTTCCAATACACTAAATTTGCAAAAACAAATGTTCAATCAATAATTTATATCGAGCCTTCGCCATTTTGGCTCGACTGCTACTTTAAGAGGTCAATTTACACTTTGATTGTAAGATGTGGTCATAATTATAAAATAAAAGAAGATAATTTCGATGAAGCTCTATTCGGCGTTCAATACAAAGAATCATCTTGTCTAATCGATACAAAGCCAGCCGTAATGAGATTTATGTTCGGCTTCACCAAATATACTGGAATCAGTCCTGTTGTCGGACAATCTACAGTAATAAAACATGGATGGAAAGAAGAATTTTACAAATTAGATGAAAATGAAATTAAACAAAGATTAATTCTACCAGAAAATATAAAGAAAAAAATCAATATTGTTGGCGCAGATTCTCTGTGGGCTTAACTGGAGACTTTTATGTCGTGGTTTTTCACTGCTGATACTCATTTTGGACACGGAAATATAATTAAATACTGCAAAAGACCATTTTTAAATAAAGAAGAATTAGATTTTTGCGATTTAATTAAGCGTGGCATTGTACCACATACTGAATTGAAAATTAGCAAAGAAACAATTGAATTGATGGACGAGACAATTATTCAAAATATTAACTATTCTGTTGGCAAAGATGACAACCTAGTCATAATAGGAGATTTTTGCCATAATGGGAAAAAAGAAAAAATCAAAGAATATAGAAATCACATAAAATGTAAAAATGTATATCTGATTTTAGGAAATCATGATGATAGAAAAAATTCAATAGATGTTTTTAAATCTGTATATGAAAATTATCTTTTTAACATTGATGGGCAAAGCATTTTCACCAGTCACTATCCAGCAAGATCTTGGGACAAAGCATCAAAAGGATCTTGGATGCTCTACGGACACGTTCATAATGCTTACTATGAAGAAGACAATGGCAGAATTTCTTCTTATCACAGTAGGATTTTCAACGATGGATTTGCCTCTGTTCTTGAAAGACATGGAATAAAAAATAAATTAATCATAAATGATCTGTTGGCAGTTTGTGCGTCAGTCAACGGAATTGATCTTACTCTCGATGTTGGCGTAGACAACATTCGTGAAGGTGTTGGATTTGGAACACCTTGGAGCATGAAAGACATTCGTGATTACATGGCAAATAAAATGACAATGTGGCTGGCAAGGAAAACTATGTCAAAGTTGATTTAAATCTCACCTTGGTTTTTTCTTTACATTCATCGTCTACTGCTGTATAGTGTCTTTGCGTGTTGCAGAACACGGGGTTTAGCGTGAACCTGATATTACGCTTTTTTGGTATGGAAGTGCCACGAGATGATTAAGAACTTGATCGCTTTGACTTTGACTATGGTTGTTGTCACCACTAGCATTCAAGCTAGACCATTCAATAAGACCACTAAGACAACCAATTCTAGTCGTCCTATTGCTAATGCTGTTTCTCACAGTCTTTCTTCTGCTCAAGCCGTAGCCAACCATATGTCTAAAATTGGAAGGATTGGACACTTTGGAGGCAACCCGTATTCCCGTGAAGGAGTTGGCATGGGCGGAACTGCACAACAAGCCATTCGCAACTGTTGCTTCTATGGGCAATATTCCATCAAAGATCAAGGTGTAGCTCAAGGAAGTAATGGCATGTGGTATGCTTGCAATCGATATTAATCGTATTGGGCCAGCAATACTGCATATTGTGTGTCTTGGGCAAGATGACATAGTGTGTTGTTAAGTGTTACTGGCCCGATTTATCCTAAAGATCGGGACTTTTGTCCCGATCTTTTTCGTTTCATACTATATTATTTTGTCAATCATCGAGGAATAAAATGGAACCTAAATTTTTTATTGGTCAACGAGTTATTTTCCAAAATCAAATCTCAGTTATTCTTTCGCAAAAAGAAAATTCAGATGGCATCAATAAGTATTATTGTCAAATAGGAGAATCTGGACTCACAATGTGGGTTCTTGAAAATAATTTAGAAGATGGCAATCCTACTGGACCACCTTTGACTCATTTTAATCGAAGAACACCTCACTTAATCATTGTTGATAGTTTTTATAAAAATCCTGATGAAATTCGTTCTTTTGCCATGGAACAAGAATTTGAAGCTGATAATAGATTTTATAAGGGTAAGAGAACTAAAGAAAGATTCCTTTGGCCTTTCCTTAAAGAAGAATTTGAGCGTATTATCGGCAGGCCAATTATCGATTGGCTCAATCAGCCTGCTAACGGGTGCTTCCAAATTACAGGCTATAATGATCCACTTGTCTATCATAGCGATGCTCAAAGCTACGCAGCAGCAATTTATTTGACTCCATTTTCACCACCATCTGCTGGCACAAGTTTTTGGAGGGATAAAAAACATCATTCTCGTCGTCCAACAAATCATCCTTTAGAATTTGATAGATTCCAAACTGATGACCAACGCAGAGCAGCAGATGAAGAAATTTACAACGATTATAACATACTCCATCCAGATAATTGGGAATTAGTCGATAAGGTTGGAGCCATTTATAACAGATTGGCAATTTGGGATGCGAAAATGATTCACTCAGCAAGCACCTATGAAGGACTACAAAGTGATGTCGTTGACAAGGCAAGAATGGTTCAACTTTTCTTCTTTACTGTTAGATGACGCTTTTGGTAATATTTTAATGTTAAAATATCTCTCTTTATGGAGAGATATTTTTTTTTAACATATATAATATAAGATAAAATTTTCCGTAGAGGAGTTTTCGTGGAAAATAATGAAGTACAAGCACAAGTTGAATTAATTCGTTCTGATGCATTGGCAGATCAGAACATTGGCGATACACCAATTAAATGGGATAGCTGTATGGGTGACCCCGAAGCAGTCGCAAACGCTGAATTTGATGGCAATAATTTTACTGCATATTATGATAATATAAATCAGGGCGTTTACCTAACAGAAGCCACAGCTGATACAAAAGGTTCTTTATATTGGGATAAAGATTTTGATTATACTAAAAACATTTATATTTCTGGTACATTTCTTGCTGGAGGAGAAGGAGCAGTAGATGATGGAGACGGAATAACTGTTTTTTTTGGTGTAGATGATAGTCTAACAGTTTCAAGTGACGCAACAAATGGAATAGCTGTATTTTTTGATGAATATAATGATGATGTTGTTAAAGTATACAAAAACGGAGTCTTGATTGACACAACATTTAACACAAATTTGACGTTAGATGATCTTCAGTGGAGAAAATTTGAAATTATCTATGAATACATAGACAGTTCAAGCGCCTTTGTTCAAGTCCAAATAGATAATGTATATGTTTGCCGTGTTGATGTTGGGTCTTGGGTAGGTGACGCAGGAACATATATCGGCGCAAGCGGTTGGTGCGGTGCAGCAGATAACAATCACCAATGTAAATCATTTGATGTCAAAAACGCAAATCCTTGGCTGGCACTAAACAGATAATTTGATAAAGGAATAAATTATGGAAAACAATCAAGAAGTCACTGCTCAGGGTGGCAAGATTGGTCATCGTAGCGGAAAAAGCAATCGTGATCCTCTTCGTCCTGTTAATATTGGAGATTCAAAAATATTTTGGAATGCTTGTCAAGGCGCTCCTTGGGATGTTGATCCCGATGCTAATTATGATGGAGATGCATCATACGATAATCATAATACAGGTTTAATTCTTACTCCTAATAGTGCCAACCAATCTGGTGCGGTTTACTGGGATAGACAATATGATCTGACAAAAGATATTTATCTCAAAGGAACATTTCTGGCTGGACTTGGAACTGGTGGCAATAATTGTGGAATTTATGTTTGTGGTGTTTATGTTTATTTTAATGACACAGATAATTCCATATATGTAGAAACAAGTGGATTTACTAGCGATGGTTATGATTCTGGTGATATTCTTGGCGATACCACTTGGCGTACTTTTGAAGTTATTTATGAATACAAGAAAAGCGATGTGATATATGTAACAGTTTTAATGAACGGAAAACATATTTGCAGAGTAGATATTGGTGGCGGATACACCACTGAACCAACTGTTGGAGTATTTGCCAACACAGCAACTTTAACCAATATTCATTATTGCAAGTCTTTTGAAGTAAGAAGCGCAATTCCTTGGTTTTCAATAAATGTACCGAAAATTACAAATAAAAATGATAAAATTTTTATTCTCATCAATGACACTTATGTTGATTATGTTGTTGGAGAATCGTTCTTTTCCAATGAACCAAACAATATTATTGCTTACTTAGATGCTAATACTATAGATTATGAAACATTTACAGATATATCTGAATCTGGATGGGATGATATATTTGTTTTAGGAAAAGCTGGTTATGTTATTATTCCCGAACTTGAAACTAGTGACATTCTTCCAGATTTGACTTCAGGTGCTAAAAATAAAATTAACAATTTTGTTTCTTCTGGTGGTAATCTTTTGATGTTCAGCCCCGGAAATGGAGACTTGGTGCCTTTCTTGAATGATGTGTTTAGTTTTAGCATCACTGATGGTGGAGCTTCTGCGCCAATAAGCCTCACAGTTGATGGTTCTGGTCTTTTCCCAAGTGAAAGTGCTACTATTCCAAATCTCAGTGATACTAATTCTTTAGACACTACTAGTTTGCCAGTAAATTCTGTAACAATTTACGAGGGAAATGGTGCGGATGAATCTGTAGTAACCATGATTCCATATGGTTCTGGGAAAATATATGTTCTTGGCTGGGATTGGTATGATGCTGCGCCGATAGGTCCAGAAGATGGTGGTTGGCTACATTTGCTTGAGTCTATTTTGCAATCTTGAGGAGTTATATGTTAAATATTGATGTATCAACGGATAAAATTGCAGATTTGAAAAAACTATTCAACGATGCTAATGTTTATCATCGAATAGTTGGCACAAGCTCTGATGGTTTGACCACCACTTTGAAATTCAACAAAAAAGTTGATTTTGAAAAAGCCAAAGAAATAATTGATGGCAAGGTTGCCATACAAGCAACTTTGAAACGTAGTAGCCCAGTTTCAAAAGTCAGTATTGGTGATACTCCAATTGACTGGTGTGCTGATCAGGGAGATCCATCCATTGTTGCTGATGCAACTATATCTGACGATGCTTTTTATGACACTATAAATAATGGTGTTGTATTGACAGAAGATATTGATGAGCAGCTTGGATATCTTTATTGGGAAAAAAATTATGATTACAATAAAAATATTTACATAAGGGCTACAACTTATTCTGGCGAAGGGGATGGCGCAGACAACATTACAATTTTCATGGGGTCAAATAGTGCTGGAGGTGGCGCTAATGGCTCAATATCTGTATACATCGATGAAGATGATGGTGATACTGTTAAGGTTTATAAAAATAACTCTTTAATAGAAGACGCAATCTCAACCAATCAAACACTTGATGATGCGACTTATAGAGTTTGGGAAATTATTTACGAATATGCTTCTGCAACAGAGCAATATCTTCATGTTTGTATGAATAATGTTAAGATTTTAAGATATAACATGTATCTTTCTGGTGGCGTGTGGATTCCCGGTGGCAATTATATTGGAATTTATGGTGTCACTGGTACAGATAATAATTTTCATATTTGCAGGTCATTCAAGGTAATGAGTGCAAATCCTTGGCTTGCAATCAATGGTTGATGTTAATCAATTTTGAATTGTTGTAATCCGCCTTCACAAGGCGGATTTTCTTTTTTGATTCTTTCTTGTGCCATGATACAATAATCAGGATTAAGATCTATTCCAATAAAATTTCTTTTAAGTTTATTTGCAACTGCTGACGAACTCTTCTGGAGTCTTCTCTGTTCCGAGTTGATCTTTCTGGCCATAATCTCTTAATTGCCAGTAAGGAGGAGATGTTATGCATGTTTGTACACTATTACGCTCGATTTGTTTTAATCCTTCGAGGCAATCTGAATTTATTATTTTTGATTCCATAAAATATTGAAGTTAGATTTCTAAATATTTCAGAGCATTCGTGCTTCGACACGCTGATGACAACCAGTCTTAGGATTATTAAATTGTTTGTACTTCGGTGCTAAACAAGCTGGTCGAGGCGGTCTTTTCTTGATAGTTTCCAAGAATTGGTAATGTTAGATTTTTATTGTCATTTAGACTCCAAACAACATTCATCAAATTAGATTTTTGCAATGCTATTTCGCATTTGTAACATGGTTTTGCCAGTCTGAATTTTCCATGTCTATTTATTTTCATGCTAAGTATTGTTGTCTTTCTGTTGTAATACTTTTCATCAAGTTTGAGGAGAAGGTCTGCTTCAGCATGAAGGAATGGGTATTTTTTCCAGTGTGCGATATTAAATTTTTGAGCTAATTTATATGCTTTCGCTGACATCATGACGGGATTGTTCTTCCCCATTTCCATGATTCTATTTTTTCTTATTGCAAACGCATAGTGAAAACCAGTGCGGCTTTTGTCCTCTCCCCAATCTTCTAACATGAGGCAAACACATTTATGGAGAGTAGAGGCTTTCATGAAAAATTATAACCACATTCAATTGACATGGCCAACACTTCTTTGTAAAATTGAATGTATTGCCGCTGACCCAGAAATGGAACTGGATTGCTCTTCTAAAGCAACGGCGAAAGCCATGTGGGTTCGACTCCCGCCAGCGGTATTATTTTAGATCATAAAATTTAACCCATTTTCTTATGGAACTATCAGTAACTCCAAACATTATTCCCAATTGTGAAAAATTGTGTTTTTCTAAAAGTTTTTTTAATTCATCTCTTGTTGGACGATCAACTTTTCTTTTACTTGCAGCAGCACATTGAACAGAGCAATGTTTCGTGTTGTAGACATCAGTTTGACAATTTGGACATTTTCCTGTTGGTTTCAAAGTATTAGTTAACAATGGGTTGGCTTCTCTTGTCTGTATCAATGATGCATCTGGATTGTGTGTTTCTCGATGACAATTGGCACAAAGAAGAACACATTTTTTAAGTTCTTCAATAGTTTTATTCCACTTCATTTCTCTTGCTTTTACCCATGTCATTTCTTTAACTGATGGATCTAAATGGTGAAATTCCATTGCCGCATAGTTTTTGCAATATCCACAAATAACACACTTTCCTCCCATTAATTTTATTGCTTCCATATTACGATCTAACCATCTATTTTTTTGTATTTCATACAAACAAACCTTGCAATAAGAATAATATTTTCTTTTTCCCTTTATCTTGTGAAAATAATTGACACATTTATATTCATTACATTTAATACATTTTCTTTTTATTTCATTATTTTCTATTATTTGCTTTGCTTTTCCTGTTTCTAATTTTTTGGTATTGTGTTCCCCATATGGCGAGCAATCAAGACAATAACTTCTGTTGCCGAGATTTTTTTCTTTACCATCTATTTTGATGCGATTGGGGAAATTAGCTTGACACTTCTTGCATGTTGGCATGATAATCCTGTATCTTAATTGTTTTGTTACAATTATATATCCAACTGAGAAACAATTAGTAAAAATTAAAAATTATTTCTGCTTTTCTTGCCTTGCATTAACGATTCAAAAGTTTTAGAATCAAATTGATTTGAATTACCAACCCATTTTGGTGGCACGATGAAAAAAGACATGGATGAAGACGATAAGATTGAAAAGATTCTTACTCCAGCAGGATCTTTTGTAATTGGCATTACTGCTGTTTTTTGCATGGCCTGTATTATGGCTTTCCCTTTTCAATATGCTTGGAATAATATTTGTGTTGAAGTTTTGACTTGTTGCAAGGAAATAAATTATTGGCAAAGCACAGGTATGATTTTTTTGATTTTCTTTACAGGAAGAATATTTAATTTCCCAATAGCTAAAGATTAACTTCTTGAATATGCAACGATTTTGCTTTGAATTATATATTATGTGTTTATATATAAGTTCATGGAAAGACTATGTTCTTTTGATGAATTTGTTTTGCTTAAAGAAGGTAATAGCCGCACGGCATTGAAGTCTTTGCTTTACCCACTTTCTTATGGTGGGCTGGGTAATTATCCTCCTGCTCACTATCTTCCTCAAGCTGCTGATGCCATTCTATATGTATCGCAGGATGAGAGATTATGGTGTAATGGAGATGGAGCTCCTTGGGACATCACACATCTACCCGGACATAAGCAATATGGCGATAAAATAAATAATGGTGAAGGTGAGCCGTGGAACATAAATGTTCTTCCCGGCAAATCTAAAAAACCATTAGATCATAATGTTCTCGGTAAAGAAGTGCCATATAAGGGATTTTTAAGGCTTGTGACTAAGATCAAATGTATAAGTCCTGAGTATTCAAACCTGCCACCTATTTGACTTTAATTTTTAATTCCTTAATAATTGAATTAAGGGGAAAACATTATGAATGATAAACATATTCGCACCATTGCCGCATTTGAACAAGTTGGAGCATTTCTCAATATCTTTGCCAATTTTCTTTATTCTTATCATAAGGATTTGGTAAACGCTGGTTTTCAGCGTGATGAGGCTTTGAAGCTTGTTCGAGAGCTTCAAGCGACTATTTTCAAGGAATCTTTCAACAGCAGCACATCGTCTGAGAATAATGATCTTGAAAATGATGAAGAATAGTGTTTTTGGGAAAAATATTTCTGTAGGCATCAAACATATAAAAATAGTTCGCCTTCAATGTCTTAGATAGATTAAGCGGAGGTGCTTGTGTTGGCCGAGAGAAAAGTTCTTGTCCTTAACAAATCATGGCGTGCTATTGCGATTATTACTCTTGAGAAGGCCCTTAGCAAGGTTTTTTCGACATATGATGATGGAACACCAAAAGCAAAAATTATTGATCCTAGCAATGATTTTATGATGTTTGAATGGCATGAGTGGTCACAGATCATGCCAGATGATGACGAGTTAAAAATTAGGACTGTAAGTGCGTCCTATAAGGTTCCAGAGGTTATATTATACACAAAATATGATAAAGTTCCATGTACTAAGGCGCAGTTTAACAGAAGAAGTATTTATCGAAGAGACAATAGTACTTGCCAATATTGTGGCGAGAAAAAAAAGAACGATGAATTATCCTTGGATCATATTGTCCCTCGTTGTCAGGGCGGCAAAACTAATTGGGAAAACATTGTTGTTGCTTGTGTTGACTGTAATTCCCAAAAAGCTGGCAGAACGCCAAAGCAAGCTGGTATGAAGCTTCTTTGCGAACCCAAAAAACCTTTGTCTAACTTGCATTTGGATGAATCAAGGGCTGAATCTTGGGTTCATTTTCTTGTTGCAGAAGATGTTGCTTGATTAAATTCTTATTTTGACTACAATTGATTTGTTCGTTAATTTTTATTTTTTTTCAAAGAAATTCGTCCTCTGTTGACGGACGGGAAAGCAGTTTTTATATGTGGTTGAAATTGTCGAATCAATGGGTTAACATGTCTCATATTGTGCGAGTTGAATTTAAGGTTGAAGGCAACACTAAGGTAGCCACCTTTTATTCTACAAAAACAGGTGGTCAGGATCGAACATTTGTACAAGGTCCAGACGCAGATCTTGTAGAAAAATGGCTTAATGATCAGATTGTGCCTCCTGTAGAAATCAAGGCTGTCAAGACCAAGACCAAGGGGTTTTTTAGTTCTGTCAAAAAGTGATTGGATTTTTGTGTTTTTCGTCTATGATTGCTAGGTGAATATGTCTCACGTTGACAGATAGGAAGGAAGGAGATTGTGATATGGCATTTCAGCCTATTGAAGAAAAGATTGCTGAAAGACGATTAATTACAGACTTTGCAGAAAAAATCAAAGCTAAGGTAGTTAAATTACAAGAAGATGACGATGATGGTGAAACAGATGGTTTTATTGAATATGAAGGTAAGCCAAAAAGAGTTGAAGCAAGGCGGAAAGGATATCCTAACCATAGAGGAAGGACTTTCTTTTTTAGTAAAGGTTGGGAAACTAATTTTTTAATTAATGATGGTGGAATATTTCTTAATGAATTGACTATAAGAAAAAGCAAAGATAAGGGTTTTATTTTTGTGGTTGATATTATGGGAGATAAAAGGGCTGCTGTTATAAATTCATCAAGGGTCGATGAATTGTTGAAACAGCCTCGTAGGGAAATGAAAAGCACAAATAGTGGGGTAATGCAATCTGTGAAAACAGTGCCATTAGCTTGGTTCAAGCTTAAATTTTAGACTGTTTCAAATGCATATTGAGGTTTCATGATGTTGCATCCGTTTTTTTCATACTTTGGCTCAAAATATAGAATGGCAAAACATTATCCAAAGCCATTATATGATATTGTCATTGAGCCATTTGCTGGCGCTGCTGGATATTCTTTATTATACCCAGAAAAAAAAATAATCTTATATGATAATTACGAACCAATAGTTGAGCTATGGGACTATTTAATTAAAGTAAAAAAGGAGGAAATACTAAGTCTTCCTCTTGACAATAATGGTCACCAGTTTTCTAAAGAGTATCCCGTTTCTGATTGCAATATTGCAGCAGAAGCCAAGCTCTTAATTGGCTTTTGGCTAACAGAATCTCAAACTTCTTCTTCTCGTTATCCTTTGTCAAAGTCAAGAGGCGGTAATTGGACGGAACGCAAAAGAAATATGATTGCAAATCAAGTTAATTGCATAAAACACTGGGAAGTAAAAAATAAGTCTTATGATGAAATAGATTTCAACCAAAAATGCACTTGGTTTATTGATCCTCCATATTCACAGGCTGGTAAACGATACAGAAACAATAACATAAATTATGAACAACTTGCTTCGTGGTGCAAAGAAAGACATGGACAAACAATTGTGTGTGAACAAAGTGGAGCCAACTGGTTGGAGTTTTCTACTTTTCAAAAAACTTCTAATGCCAGTAACAAAAAATATGAAGAAGTCATATGGACCAATTTGTGAGAATCATAGTCAAATTAAATTCTGTTAAAAATTTATTTGATTCTTGAAAAAAATTTTCCTCCGTTGACGGGATTGTTCTTGTATTTTTTTTTATTATGTGTATTATTAAATTGTTAAGGGCCTCTAGCTCAACTGGTTAGAGCAAACGACTTAGAAAGGAAGGCAACCTAAACAAGTTAAATCTTGCATGGTTGACTTCTATAGGGTTGCTAATTGTTTTCATATAATTATGTGGAAGCTATTAGTAGAATCTGTCAAATTCGGTGAACCCTGTAAAATGGGAATACCGAGCCAAGCCTGAGAAATCGGGAAGGTGTAGAGACTAGACGGCAGACCCGAAAGGGAAGGTATAGTCCAGACCACAAACCCGAAAGGGGCAACGAAAGTTGTAGTGGTAAGCATAATCGTTCGGTTCTGAGTTCAAGTCTCAGGAGGCCCATTTCAGAATTTTGTCCGTCAACAGAGGACAAACTGAAAGGATTAAGGAAGGACAAGAATGAAGTACCCAGAGGACTTTCTAAACAAAATCATCCACGGCGACTGCTTGGATTTGATGCAGACGATGCCAGAAAACTGCATTGATCTGATAGTTACCAGCCCACCGTATAACATCGGCAAGCCGTATTCTGGGTACAACGATAGTCTGGATTTTGCCGACTACCACCAATGGCTCAGGAAGATGTGCCATGCGATGTACAGGGTCATCAAGCCCAACAGCAACATCTTCGTGAACATCTGTGACGTTGGCATTTCCAACAAAGATGCGAAAGGCGAGCATAGGATTGGCGAGCGGGGAAACTTTTACGTTGTTCCCAATCACACGGTTGTCATCGGTGAAATGATTGCTTTGGGCGGTCAGTACCTCAATCCGATCATCTGGAAGAAGCCAAGTAACCACAACGCTCAGTTTGGTGCGAATGCTCGGTTCTGTGGTACTTATCCATATCCCAAGAACTGCCATGTCCCATCGGAGATAGAGTACATTCTGCATTTCCGAAAGAACGGCTTGTACGAGAAGGTTGACAAACAAAAGAAGGAGCAGAGCAAAATTACCAAGGAACGGTGGATGCAGTTGTCGGGGCAGATTTGGGAGTTCAACGGAGTCGTCGGAAGTAAGGGCCATCCCGCACAGTTTCCGATGGAACTACCACTTCGTTGTATTGAGGGTTGGAGTTTCATTGAAGATGTAGTCCTTGATCCGTTTTTGGGTGTGGGGACGACTGCTTTGGCTTGCAA